TTGAACTCAGGGACTTGAATGCGAGTACCGCCTTCGCGTGAATCGAGAAGAGCGTTACGGACAACAGCGCCAGACTTGATAAACAAGCTGCGCTCTTTGATTGCCTCAGACACGTAGGTGCTGAGATTATTCCTTTTTACGATGTCCGCCAAAAGGACACCGCCGGAATAATTCTGAAATGGAGCGGCCATTTCTTATCCAGGATTAAGGTGTGCGGTTTACAAGCCACGGACTTGTAGATGTCCCACGGGGACTACTTACCTGCCTCTCTCTTGAGCACGGCTGCAAGATCAGGGTCGGTATTCTCTAACATCATACGCTGAGTCAGGTTTGATGTCGCGTCTAAATAAGGATTAGCGATGCCTGCAGCGCTAGCTGTTGATGTATTTGGCTTTGCGCCCATCCCAGCTTGAGCGCTTGGTTTGAAGTGGTGCTCGTAAGAAGAGCCAGGGTTTTTAAGCTTGGCAAGGTAGACACTGATGTCTTGCTCAATGCCCCCGTCTAAAACTTTGACAGTGCCGTCCTCGGCTTTTTTGAGACTGCCTTGAATTAACTGAAGCATTTGATCCGAGTTAATTGCGCCAGCTTGATTGATTGCTGAGAGTGCAGCGTTTTTCATCGCTGCTGTTTCGTTAGAAGCCTGCAAATCTTGCAGTTGCTGTTCTAACTCAGCAATTCGTTTGTCTTTTTCAATGCCGGACTTGTTGGCTTCTTCCCAAAGAGGTTGCCACTGGCCTTGCTCTTCAAGGTTTTGACGACGCTGATCGTCTTGTTTTTTGTAAACGTCGTCAAGCTTGCCTTTGATGCCTTGAAACTTTTCCTCGGCCTCAGCAGCACGCTTTTGCAACGCTTTAATTTGCTGCTCGTAAGCAGATGTGTCAACGCTGGCGGTAGTTTCAGTCTCAGCCACAGGCTGTTCAGAGGGCGCCACGGGCGTCTCCTGGATGACTTGCTCTTCCATTACTATTTTTTAGTGGACTCGTCTACTTTACTAGGCTTTACTTTTTTAGTCGTCTTTTTGGGCTCGGGCATTGGGCACTCCTGATTCTTAGGAGGGTTAATCTCTTCAAAACGCATTCCCATGGGGATAAAAGCCGTTACTGCTCTACTGTACCGCTTTGCGACGTTTCTGCCGAGTTAGGCAAAATCTCGCCCTGCACAAGCATGTCGCGGAACTCTTCGCGGTCAATAATCTTGTCTTCAAACAGCTGGCCCATTGCTGCAATGTCTTGCCCGATCAGGCGTTGAAGGTCAAAGTCACGGCTAATCTTGACCTTTGGTGCTTCGATGTTTAGGTAACTAGCTGCAAGGTCATAGGCTTTTTGCAAGCCAGACTCCAAGTCCATTGAAACCATCGCCAGCATCGAGTTTTGGTCAATACGGTCTAAACGACGAGCGTCAGCAGACTCAGCGACAAATTTTTGTTGGCCTAACGTGCTAATCCCTAGCGAACCCATTTGTTGCTGTAATTCTTGAATCTCCGCTGATTGCGCTTCAAAAGCGCTAGATGCCGGTTCCACGTAATAGACCTTGTTTCCCGGCTGTGTCGCCATCGCATAATTGACGCTGATCGCCATATCCTTAGTCTGATCGTCCCATCCCTCCAAAACAAGCATCGGCTGGCTGGCGATGTGCAGGCTGTGGATCAAATCAGCTTGGCGTTGATAGTGAGCCAAGTTCAAATGAGCAATATCCAGCAGTGGTGGCCTACTGGTTAAAACATCAGTCTTGTTGGCATAGATCGTGACAAGTGGGATCTGTCCTAACGAGAAATCGCCCGAATCAACCAGCTCGTACTCTTCTGTAGCGTCGGACTGATTGAAGGAAGCGGGGTATGGGTATGGCCCTTGCATTTCTTTTTTTTGCTCCTCTTGCCTAAATACCCGATAACGGCCTGGCTCAATGACACGGATTTGGTCATAGCATTTTTCTCCAAAGTCACCGTCTGCAACGACAGCTTTTTCGCCAATACGGACTTGAGTCAAGTTGCCGTAATTTGATTCGCGATCCAGCCGCCAGCCATACACATTGGTTGGATCAACTTCTATCCAGTAAGGACGGCGGTTTTGAGCACGCTCTTCAGCCAAACTACGGGCTGCAGATGGTGCAGGAAAGTCCACCAACGTATGACAGTGGCCATAAGTCAAAGCACAGGTCAGAAGCCTGCGGGCAAACTCTTCAATGTCCGATCCACAGCCATCAACATCCTTATTAAAAACCTCTGCCCAATAAGGATCGCCTTCGACGCTGATTGGTTTACGCAAAATTAGGCCAGTTGCTGCTCGGATCAGGCGCTGTGTGTATGGCGTGAATACAGAACGGTTTACACGAGCTAAATACGCTGTGTAGTCCTCGCGTGGTTCGAGCGGCAAAAAGGTTTCGCTGTTGGCACGTAAATAATCAGTTCCTGAAGTGACAGCTTTCATAATCTCCCAGCCCTTCATCTGGTCGATTACGGCCCGTGTCCTGACAAACGGACTGTCAACACTTCCCATGTAGGAAGAGCTGACAAGGTGCGTTCTAACAAGACCAGGGACGGAGTAAGTCATGACACTTCAGAGTTGAGTTACTAACAGCCCCATCGACGACGAGCGGCTTTACCCCGTTCACCAGTCCAGTTACGACTTCGAGCGCAGAAAGAACGCTTACGGGCAGCTTCTTCCTTTGTTTTTGGCTTACCTGTGACCGGTGCTTTTAGGTTAGAACCTGTTTTTCGGTTGTACTTAGCCCGACCTTTAGCGGTCAGGCCAGCACCTTTACTGGCAGGCAGTTTTTCGCCACGTCCAACACTAAGGCTGGGGCCACGTTTACGCTTTTTGCGCTCTGCCATAACCTTAAAATCAGATGCCGCTTGTGATGCCGCCGGATGTGATGAAATTGCAAGTAACTACTTGCAAATCACCAGTCGTGGCTGCTACATCCATACTGGTAATAATGCCATTGAAAACAATACTTTTGTTTCCAGTGGTATTAGTAAAAAGCTCGAACTTTGCGTCTGCCGGGTCTTGAGCTACAAGCGCTTCGTCAATTACATCAGCAGCAGCATCTGCAGCGCTGTCGTCGTAAACCAGCTCAAGAGTTCCTGAGCCTGAAATCATGCTGCCAACATACGAGCGAGATGTTTCGCCGTGACGAGTGCAGTCCAAGGTGTCCTTGGTAATGTTCAACGTCCAGCTGCGCGTTCCAGCGACAGCTGCTACGGCCCCGCCGTCCTTAGCAAAGGAAACGGAGCCCTCTTCACCGCGTACAAAAGCCATGAGTAGACATAGGAAGGGTCTATAGCCAACAGTCTAACCGTTCGCATTGCAAAGACCATCTCAAGACTTCTTTTTCTTGGCCTTGCGCCGCTTATGCTGATAAGAAATCTTCTTTGAACCAGTCTTTTCTCTCTTAAACCGAGCTTTTTCGGCTGGCGTCATTTCTTTTGTGGTTTTAGGCGTTTTATCTGACACCCGCCTTGATGGACGGCACGCTGGATATTCGCGATCTTCGCCCTTAGAACGGCCACAAGGTTTTCCGGTCTTTACATCGACCCACTTTTCGTCAAACCATCTGCCAAGGCCACCGCGACCTTTACTTTTTGGTTTTGCGGGTTTTCGTGGTTTTTTGCGTTCCGCCACTGGTTACCTTGCGATAGGTGCCGCCGCGCTTCTTATACTCGCGCACCAGCCACGCATTTGCATACGCACTTGGATAAACGTCGAATTTACGCTTGGCGGCGGCTTTGACGCGGGCGTAAAGAGCTTTATTGGTTGGCTCGTTTCTAGCAGCCATGGCCGTGGCGCATCTTTTTAGAGCCTTTCTTTACTGCCTTCTTTTTCTTAGGCGGACGGCCTTTCTTTGTGCCGTAAGTTCCAGGCCCCTTAGGCATGACGCAAAATGCGACGACAACATCATTCTAAACCAGTTAGTACAGCCTGTAACTGGTGGTGCCAAGCGTTTCTGGTTTGGCCAAGTTGAACTGCTGCAGACATAAATACCCAAACGCATCAAACGCATGGTCCACTCCTAAGTTTTTATTGGGCAAGCCAGTGCCTGGCGCGTAAGTCAATGTCCGCAATGACTTGATCAACTGCTTACAGCGCGGGTGGATTAACACCCTCCGGGTGCCAGTCGCATCTAGTAATCCCGTATTAACAGCTGTGATCTTGTCCCTGATCTTCCATGGCGATCGCGGCGATTGCACCGTAAAACCACTCTTCCTTAAAATCGCGTGGTCAGTGACCCCAACACCACTCGTCTTTCGAGCGCTCCCCGTTGGGTCAGGACACGCAATAACCCTGCGCTCCACGCCATAGCGACGGGTAACTTCCTCGGCAAAATCCCAAGTGGTAGCCCCACCTGTAAGCATGATCTCGTCAAAGACATACAGGTTGGTGCCGTCTTTGACCGCCACAATGCCGCTCATTGGGTCAACGTTAAAATCCACCCCCAACAGCAACGGTTGAATCGATATATCCCTTGATTCCGTGGATATGTTCTCGTCCGAAAAGCTAATGGCGACCAAGCCGCTTAAATTCTCGAAGCTAGCCTCAAATTCTTGGCGGAATGTGCGCTGGTCTAGTTGGGCACGGGCTGCTTCAACCTCAGTTTTGCTGACGTTACCCCCGTCAATCGTCGTAAAACTCCAACGCTGCCACAATGCCGTTGGATCTTCTTCGACATAGCACCACAGGTCATAAAACCAGCTAGCTGTACCGTCAGGTGTCGAAATAAATAGCGCCCAGCCTTCTTTATCCGCTAAAGCAGGTCGAATTACTTCAAACCATACGTCCGAATCCATAAAAGCCGCTTCGTCAAGGACTACACCGCTAAGGCTGCGGCCACGTAGCGCCATTGCGTTCTCGGTTCCCTTTAATTCAATGGTGGAACCGTTGATTAGTTCGATGCGAAGGTCAGTTTCGTTTTTAGAGTGGATCCAAACCTTCGGAACAAGCTTTTTTAAGACGCGCCAAGCGATGTCCTTCGCCATTCGGTACGTCGGAGCGCAGTAAAAAAAGGTCTCGCCTGGGCGATTGATCGCTCCACGCAGCAATTCAACGCAGGCGAGGTAGGACTTGCCGAAACGGCGGCCTGCGACAAGGACTCGAAAACGTTTATCGCAAGAAAATACTTCGCCTTGCGCCCAGCGAAGTTCTATTGGTGCGGTTTTTTGGCTCATGCTTATCACAATACAGAGGTTTTCAACCCCTACCCCCGTGCAAATAGGCGCTGTGAGCGGTTATTATCGAAAAAACGGTCGAAACATACGTGGACAACGACACACGCACCACGCAAGCCAAAGAAGACAGGGTGAGGAGGTTGTATCGGAGGCAGTTGGATGGGTTGTCGGCTAGGGCGCTGGTCTACGACCATGCAGAAAAGGAGCAAGTTGGGATTGCTACTGCTTGGCGCGATTGGCGTGAGGTGAAAGAACTGGTGGACGAGGATTGGCAGGCTGATCGGGAAAATATGCTGGCAAGACTGCAGCACATGCGGACCAAGCTGTTTCATCAGGCTTTGAAGAAGGGGCAGTTGCAGACTGCAAGCCAGGTTTTGGACTCCATTGGACGGGTCATTGGTGAGTCCACTGAAATGGTCAATATCCAAGCGCCTGATCTGACCATCAAAATTCAAGATAAAGCCGGCTAGTACAAACGTATCTTTCTGACCCCTGCCCCCGGCCTGACGGCTAGGGGCTTTTTTAGCACACAAGTGCTAGTTGGCGGATATATGTTTAAGTTACGGCGCCGTAGCATATGCTACACACGATTTGCAACAGTACCCCCCTTGTTGAGAGTCAATAAGCAGCAGCCTATTGAGAACAGTAGTACACTTGTTCTATGTATAAAATGTTCAGAAGCTCCCGAACTGTACTATTTTTGTACTACTGTACTACTTTTGTACTACTAAGTAAAATATATTACAGTGTATAAAATGTTGAGGGTTCCTGTAGCTTCTTACCTTGTACTAGGGGAGAGGGTGGGATACAATATATTCAAGCGACAGGGGGAGAGATCCCGCACCTCTCGCCGCACCTCGACAATCAAACACTGCTGATAGCTAAACGCTCCAGC